GGCAGTAATCCATTAGGAACACCAGATCCTACAGCAGAGTTTAAACGTGAGATATATACAATAGATAGAAAAGCTACAGAAAACAGAGAAGTTGTAGAGTTTGAATTAGCGGCGGTATTTGATCTTGCTGGTATAAGAGCACCCAAAAGACAATGCACAAGATCACTATTTCCTAGCATTGGTACGTTTACGCAATGAGTTGGAGAGATGACGCATTGGTTCATGCGAAAGACCAAGATCCAAAAGAAGCTGTAGGACTTTTACTAAATATCAGAGGAAAACAAAAATATTATCCCTGTCAAAATTTATCAATAACAAGTCATCAGGAGTTTATTTTAAATCCAGAAGATTATGTAAAGGCAGATAACTTAGGAGAAATTATCGCTGTTGTTCATAGTCATCCATCAACACCTCCAGAACCAAGTCAGGCAGATAAAATTAGTTGTGAACGAAGTAAACTGCCTTGGTATATTGTTAATCCTAAAACTGAAAAGTGGGGTGAATGTGTTCCAAATGGTTACGTTCCAGATATTTTAGGTAGACAGTGGGTTTGGGGTGTTACTGACTGTTGGAGTCTGGTGGTGGATTGGTATAAGAAAGAAAAGGGAATTGTTTTAAAGGATTATGAAAGAAGTATGACTCCTGAAGAGTTTTTAAAAGATCCTTTATTTGAAAGTTATGCGTGGCGTACAGGTTTTAGAGAACTTAGATCAGATGAAAATTTAGAAGTTGGAGATGTTTTATTAATGTCCATATTGCACCCAACTTTAAATCATGTAGCTATTTTTCTTGGGGATATGGTTTTACATCATTTAGCAGATAGACTATCTTGTAGAGAGCCTTACTCTGAATGGTTGTTAAAATGTACTGGTAAGAGGTATCGCTATGCTCAGAAAAGTTAAATTTTATGGGGAACTAGCTGACTTTATAGGTCATAAGGAATTAGAAGCTGTAATAAATTCCACTGCTGATGCTGTAAGTTTTTTAATACATAACTTTCCAAAGTTGGAAGCACACATGGCTAATAGATATTATCAAGTACTTGTTGGAGATTATGATATTGATGAGACTGAGATACATGATCCAATAGGACAATCAGATATAAGTATTGTTCCTGTAATTACTGGTGCTGGCGGTAGAGGTCTAGGAAAAATATTATTAGGTGCTGCATTGATTGGAGGAGCTTTTTTATTACCAGCTACTTTTATGGGTGGACCCGCAACATTTAGTATGTCAGCAGGATTAGGAGGAGGTCTTTTAGCAAAAAGTATGGTTTATGTTGGTGCTTCTTTACTATTAACTGGAGTATCTGAAATGTTATTTCCTCTGCCTGAACCAAAAGATTTTAGTAATGAAGAAGATCCAAGAATATCGTTTAATTTTTCTGGTGTTCAAAATACATCAAGGGCTGGTACTTCTCATCCAATAGTTTATGGTGAGATAGTAACAGGATCAGTTGTAATTTCTGCTGGTATTGACACTAATCAGGTAACAGCATGACAGATAAAATTATTAGAGGTTCTGGTGGCCCTCCTCCCACTCCACCATCCCCAACAAGAGCACCTGATACTTTAAACAGTAGACAGTTTGCATCAATACAGGATTTGTTATCTGAAGGAGAGATTGAAGGTTTTGCAACCCCATCAAAAGCAGGTCTGACAAAAGGAACTACAGCCTATAACAACGCAGCACAAAAAGATATATTTTTAAACGACACTCCTATTCTTAACGCTAGTGCTAGCAATACATCACCTGGAGCGTCTGACTTTAATTTTCAAAATGTAAGTTTTGCGTTTAAGGAAGGTACAGCAAACCAAGCTCATATTCCTGGAATTGAAAGTAGCGAATCAACCACTGGCGTTGGTGCGACACCTACTAACCCTGCTGGAACTGTTCAATCAGGAGAAGCAAATGCTGTTACTCGGCGAATAACCAATACTAATGTTGATGCTGCAAAGGTAACAATTACATTTCCTCAACTTCAAAGAGCAACAGATCAAGGCGATTTATTAGGATCTTCTGTTGATTTAAAAATACAGGTTCAATATAACAATGGTGGTTTTAATAATATTATTTCTGACACGATTACAGGTAGAAGTGCTGATGCGTACCAAAAAGAGTATCGAGTAAATATAACTGGTGCATTTCCTGTTGATATAAGAGTTGTAAGGCTAACAGCAGATAGTACATCTGATAATCTAAAAGATGCTTTTGCTTTTACAAGCATCGGAGAAATTATTGACGATAAACAAACTTATCCAAATAGTGCATATACAAATTTAAGACTAGATTCTGAGCAGTTTAGTTCTATACCAAAAAGAGCCTTTCGTATTCGCGGTGTAAAAGTAAGAATTCCAGGTCTAGGTGCAGGGGGAGGAAGTGTCGAGTCAAGAACACCAACTGTAGATATACAGACAGGAAGAATTATTTATCCAGCTAATTATATATTTAATGGCACGATGGGGCCTGCTGTTTGGTGTTCATGTCCTGCGATGATACTTCTTGATTTATTAACTACTGAAAGATACGGTTTTGGAACGCATATTACAGACAGTAGTTTAGATTTACAAAGTTTTGTTGCAGCAAGTAGATATGCAAATGAACAAGTAGATGATAATAGAGGAGGTTTAGAAGCTAGATTTAGCTGCAATGTAAATATACAGGGTACAACAGAAGCTTATACCTTAATTAATGAGCTGGCTGGTGTGATGAGAGCTTTTCCTATATGGCAGACAGGTTCAATAACTCTTAGCCAAGACAAACCAACAGATCCAAGTTATTTGTTTAGTTTGGCAAACGTAGGTGAAGGTGGCTTTTCATATTCTGGTAGCAGTTTAAAACAAAGACATACAGTTATTTCTGTTAGTTATTTCAATATGGATAGCAGAGAAATAGATTATGAAGTTGTAGAGGATACTGCTGCTCAAGCAAAACTTGGAATAGTAAAGAAGGACGTAAAAGCATTTGCCTGTACATCAAGAGGTCAGGCATTTAGATTAGGTAAAGCAATATTATTCAGTGAGCAACAGGAATCTGAAGTTGTCAGTTTTACCACTTCGATTGATGCAGGAGCTATTGTCAGACCTGGCAGTGTAATTAGAATTAACGATCCAGTAAGAAGCGGAGTCAGAAGATCAGGCAGACTAAAATCCATAAATACTGCTAAAACTCAAATAACTGTTGATAATGCTCAAGATTTAAGTGATTTTATGGGTAGTGGTACTGACCACAAATGTAGTGTTATGTTACCTGATGGAACTCTAGAAACAAGAGATGTTTCATCGGGTACTGGAATTGTAGGTTCTGTTATACATTTAGATTCAGCACTATCACAAACACCTAATGTAAATACTGTATGGTTGTTACATAAATCCACTTCAGTTCATCAAACTTTTAGAGTAATAACAGTTGAAGAACAAGATGGTATAAATTATGCGATTACAGCGTTAACTTATTTATCGGGAAAATATAACAATATTGAGCAAGGTACAAATTTACCTGATCGTAATATATCTCTGCTAAATCAACCAAAAAATCCACCTGGTAATTTACAGGCATCTGAAAGAATTGCTGTTATAAATGCTTTGGCTGTTTCTAAAATAATATTATCTTGGGTTCCTGTTACTGGAGTTACTCAATATTTAGTTCAATACAGATTTAACAATACAAACTGGATTAGTGAAATTGTATTCAGACCTGATTTTGAAATTATTAATTCACAAAAAGGTGCATATGAATTTAGGGTTTTTTCTTATAATGCTGCTTTAAAAATTTCTGCCACATCTACAGATTTAACATTTAATGCTGTTGGTAAAACAACTCCTCCTGCTGCCGTTCAAAATTTATCAATCGAGCCCGTAACTAATAAGTTAGTAAGATTAAGATGGAATAGATCAACTGATGCTGATGTTATACATGGTGGTCGTGTTTATGTAAGACATAGCAATTTGACTGATGGTTCTGGTACATTTCAAAATTCTGTAGATTTAATTACTGCCTTAAGTGGTAATTCAACAGATGCAATAGTTCCTTTTTTAGAAGGTGAATATATTCTCAAATATGAAGATGATAACGGTAATTTCAGTACATCTGAAACAAGCATAATTGTTGATCTTCCAGATTTAATAGATACACAGACAATTCTTACTCAAAGGGAAGATTTATTAAGCACACCTTTCAGTGGAACAAAAACGAATACAACATTTAATAACACTGCTGGAGCGTTGCAACTTACAAATCCAGCTAATAATGCAACAGGTGAGTATGAGTTTGCCTCTATTGTTGACCTTGGTGCTGTATTTTCTCTTGAATTAAAAAGAAAGTTACAGGTTGTAGGATTTAATACTGGCACGGATATTGAAACATTAATCCCTGGACTGCCTGGAATAGAATGGGATGATTATGCAACTGATAATAATTTTGATGGTGCAGCAGCAGATGAAACCAGTTGTCAGATACAGGTCGCAGCATCACAGACAGCATCAGGTAGTTTTGGTGCTTTTAATAATTTTGCAAATGGTACATTTAAAGGTCGTAGATTTAAATTTAAGTTAATACTTACAACTACTAATACTGCACAAAATATAAATGTTCAACAAGCAGGATTTATTGCACAGTTTCAATCAAGAACAGAACAAAATTATCAGACAGGTAGTGGGACATCTACCGCACCACAGAGTTCTGGCACTTCTGCAAAAACAGTCACCTTCGGCACGCCGTTTTTTGTTGGAACGTCATCTTTAGGCGGTGCAAATGCCTTTTTGCCAACTATAGGAATTACTATTGAAAACGCACAATCAGGCGATTTCTTTACTATTACAAATGTTTCGGGAACTGGATTCACTGTAAGTATAAAAAATGGTTCCAGTTTTGTAGATAGAAACTTCACTTTCCAAGCTGTCGGTTATGGTAAAGGGGTGTAATATATAGAAAACAGTTATTAACATGAGTCAGGTAACGGATTACATCATAGATAATGCTTCAGGTGCTTCTGTTAGATCTGACTTAAATTTAGTGTTTGATGCGATAAAAACATTAAACAGTGGTGGTAGCGATCCAGCAAACACAGAAGCTTTTATGCCTTTTGTTGATACTGGTGATGGTAATAAATTAAAGATTAGAAACTCATCAAATAATGATTTTACAACTATTGGTCCAGTAGATACCCCAAATTTAGGATTACTGGCTACAACCGGTGGAACAATGACAGGAGTTTTACAGTTATCAAATGGTTCACAAAGTACTCCTTCTTTACGGTTTGGAGATGCGAGTACTGGCCTTTTTAGAGATTTTTCTAATAGCGTTAGTTTTACTTCCTCTGGCAGTAAAGTATTTCATGTAGATAGTAATGGAATTAATATACACTCTAGTAAACAATTAAAATGGAGAGATAACGATAGTAGTAACTTTATATCTTTTAGAGCACCAAACACTATATCAAGTAATTTAAGTTTAACTTTACCTACAGCAGACGGCACAAGTGGACAGGCATTGATTACAAATGGTTCTGGAACGCTTAGTTTTGGATCACCGACTGTAGGTGCTGCTAATTTAACTGGTAATACTCTTGCAAGTGGTGTTACGGCTTCAAGCCTTACATCTGTAGGCACATTAAGTTCTTTAGCTGTTTCTGGAACGTGTACAGCAGGAACTTTTAGCGGTTCGGGCTCATCTCTTACAAACATACCAGCAGAGCAATTAACTGGAACTGTTGCTGATGCTCGTATTTCGTCTCTTACATCTTCCAAACTTTCTGGAGCTTTACCTGCTATAGATGGCTCTGCGTTAACTGGTATAAGTGTTTCACCTAATGTAGTTCAAAATCTGGTAACTTCTGATTTTGGAACAACTTCAACTTCGTATCAAACAGCAGTCTCGGTTACTATTGATCCAGTACAAACTAATTCAAAAATATTAGTAATTGTTGTAGGTGCTGCAATAGGAGCGTATGGAGGCAATAGTTCTGGTCAACAAGCTACAGCTATGACAACTATTTTTAGAGGCAGTACACAAGTTGGTAAAGACATGTTCCATAATAAAGGTAATCCTCTTTTCAGTACCCCAATAGGCCAATCATTTTTAGATACAACAAGTCATGGTGGTAACACTGTCACATATTCATTAGCAATAAAAAAACATAGTGGTGGTTCTAGAACTGTTACTTTGGAAGCGGGTTCCTCTATAGTTGTTATGGAGGTTACTTAAATATGAAATACACAATAATTGATGTATTACCATTACTTAAACCAAATTGTGAATACAACATAAATGGTACTGATTATTCAGGACTTGTTTGGCTTGACAATTCCGAAACACAACCAACAGAAAAAGAAATTAATGACAAAATTACTGAATTAGATAATGCAGAAGCAATGAAATTATTGCGTGATGAAAGAAACCAATTGATTTCTGAAAGTGATTGGATGGTTGTCGTATCACAGGAAACTGGAGTTGCAATATCTAATGAATGGAAAGCCTATAGACAAGCATTAAGAGATTTACCAGCTACCGCCACACCAAAACTAGACACAAATTTTGATTTAGATTTATCATCAGTAACTTGGCCTACAAAGCCAGATCATTAAATATATTTTTGACATTAATGAATTAAGACATTATATTGAAAAAAGATAAATTTAATTCAATTTATTATGCAAGGAGACAAAGCAAGGGAACGCATTACTGAACTTGAAACAGAGTTGAAAACAATGCAGGATAATTATAATCAGGCGGCACAGGTAATGGAAAATTGCAAAGTAAGAATTATTGCAATCCAAGCATCTATCACAGAAAGAAAACTAGATTTACCAGAAGAGAGTAAAATAGAAGAAACAGTTGCTACTGGCTAAAAATGGCAATCGAACCTGGGACGTATAATTTTACGGTACAACGTAGATCAGATCATAGTATTCCTTTACTGTTTAAGGATGGTGATAATAATCCAATTAATTTAACAGGATTTACGGTTGCAGCACAGGTTTGGAATAAAAGTCGCACCACAAAATTTGCTGATTTCACAACTACATATACAGATAGATCTGCTGGTTCTGTCTCCATAGCTCTTACAGATACGCAAACGGCTGTATTCACGCAGGATTTTTTATATTATGATGTCTTATTAACTGATTCTTCTGGGTTAAAAGAATACTATTTAGAGGGTATTATTACTGTAAGCCAAGGGTACACATCATGACTTCTGTAAATGTTACAACTACAAAAAATACAGTTACGGTAAATGGTGAGACAAGGGTTGTCACTGTAAAAACAGCAGGTCCTCAGGGAGCACAGGGTGTCCTGCAATCAGGTGATCTTGGTGACATAACAGTCACAACCACTGGCAGTGGAACACAAAGTGTTGCAATAAACAATGACGCAATAACATCAGCAAAGATAGCAAACGCTGCAGTAACTTCTAATGAAATACAAAATCTAACAATAATTAATAATGATATAAGCAATAGTGCAGCGATAGCTGGGTCAAAGATTTCTCCATCTTTTACATCTAATGTAACAATTACAAACGCAGCACCAAAAATTGATTTTGTAGATAACAACAGTAATTCAGATTTTCGTTTACAAAATTTTAATGGTTCGCTTGTTATTCACGATATTACAAATAATCTTACAAGATTTGCTCTTAGCAGTGATGGTACAGCTACTTTTTATCACAATTTAAATGCTAACTCAGGATTAGACGTAACTGGCGATATATCTGTATCAGGTACGGTGGATAGCGTTGATTTAAGTACTTATCAAGCTGATGGTGGTAGTTATTTAAGGTCAGATGCGGATGATAGTTTTACAGGCACACTTACAGGAACATCTGATAATGTTAATCCTGTAATACAGATTAATGGTTCTGGACCAAACATTATTAGATTTGATAGAAACACTGGTGATACATCAGATTCTATTGATTTAATTTATAGAACAAATCCAAACACTCTTGCTTTTGAAAGGGTAAGTGATGCTCAAGTAATGTTTTCAGTTGATGCTGATGACCAACAGGCAATTTTTAATGGGAATGTTGACTGTAATGCTGGTTTAGATGTAACTAACGGTGATATAACAGGAACTTTAGGTAGTGGTGTTACTGGAACGACCCAATCAGCAACAGATGACAGCACTAAAATTGCTACTACGGCTTTTGTAAAAACTGCTGTAGCTAACCTAGTTGACTCTAGTCCTGACGCATTAAATACACTTAATGAATTAGCCGCAGCTATAAATGATGACGCTTCATTTTCTTCTACTGTAAATCAAAATATTGCCACTAAATTAGCGAAAACTGGTGGTACTTTAACTGGTGAATTAGTCATATCTACAAATGCACCTTTAATTAAATTTGAAGAATCAGTTACAAATAAAAATTATTTTTTAGTTCTAGATGATTCACATTTAAGTATTAGAAAAGATAGTACTGCTGGTAGTAATATTGTTCAAAGATGGAACTCAGATGGTCACGTTGACTTTTTAACCAACGTAGATTTTGCAAGTGGTATTGACGTAACGGGTCAAATAGTTTCTGAAAGTACAACTGGTACTGGTAGCACTGGTTTAAAAATTGCTAATAGTAATGAATCCTTTGTTCAGTATTTTGAAGGTGGTGGTGCTGATGCTACTTTTGTCATGTCTTATACAGGATCAGGTGGCACTGACTTAAGATTTAAACATAATGGGGAAATACAGCTTAATTTCGCAGGGCAAGAAAAACTTAAGACAACCTCAACAGGTGTGGATGTCACTGGAAATATAGAAGTTTCGGGATCAGGTACTTTTGATAGCGGATTAACAGTAAAAGATGCAAGCGGAAGCGACCCCAGTATGCAGATAAATCATTCTGATGCTGACGTAACAGGAGAATTTTTAAGAATAGGAAGAACAGATTTAGGAACTAGATACCACTCCTTAAAAGCAAAACATGGTGGTGCTGCTACAGCTAATTTATTATCTTTTAATTTACATAATGGAAGTACAACAACTTCACAAACAGAGGTTTTAAAATTAAACGGTGATGGAAGTGTAGATTTTGCTGGTAATTTAACCTTACCTGATAATGGAAAAATCATATTAGGTGATGATGGTGAAACTGATTCGTTTATTAGTTTTAATGGTACAAATTTATTAATTAAAGAAACAAGTCCTACTGGTAGTTTACGTTTAACAGGGCATAATTTATTTTTGACAAACCCTACTCAAAATGATGAAACTTATCTTAAATGTAATGGTCAATCTACTGATAGAAATGTTGAATTGTACTGTGAGGGTACGCAGCGTTTAGAAACATCTTCGACAGGAATATCCGTAACTGGCATAATCACAGGTACAAGCCATGTAGATTTACCAAATGATGCACAACTAAAACTTGGTGATAATGATGAATTTCAGATATTTCATCAAGCATCAAATAGCAATTCAATAATAAAAGAAAGTGGTGGTGGTGTATTAAGCCTACAAACAAATGGTGCAAATATAACTTTTAGAGATACTGCTAATCAAATTAATATGGCACAGTTTATAACAGGTGGTGCTTGTACGTTTAGACATGGGGCAGATACACGTTTACAAACAACTTCAACAGGTGTGGATGTCACTGGTAATTTAGTTGCTACAGGAAACGAGCATAAGTTTACGGCTGGTACTTCTGGTGATCTAAAAGTAATTCTTCAAGCTGATTCAGATAATGATACAATTTCAGATGCAAATGAAGCTGATAGCCCTCATTTACTATTTAGACAGGATGGTGAACTTGATGAAGGTGCAGTATTTCTTGCAAACAACTCATTCAATATAGCTAGTACTGTTGCTTCAGGTGGTGGCATTAATTTTAGAACCAATAGTACAAATAGTGACTATTTAACAGCAGATGTAAGAATGAATATTACCCCTGCTGGTCAAATAACCATGTATGGCAATGTTGACTGTAATGCAGGGTTAGATGTCACTGGTAATATCCAGATGGCTGGAACTGGTTTTATAAATATTCCAGATAGTACTTCTTCTTCTGTCAACAGATTAAGATTAGGAAGTTCTTCTGATTATCAAATTTATCATAATGGCACAAATGCTGTAATGGATAATTTGACAGGTGCATTATTTCTTAAAAGCTTTAGTAGTATCCACTTACAAAGTCGCACTAATAATGAACTTATGGCGAGTTTTGTACCTGATGGGGAAGTAAGTTTATATTATGACGGTGGAACGTATAGCACTCCAAAACTAGCCACAACTGCTACTGGTGTAGATGTTAATGGTGATTTAGTAGCAACAGGCGATGGCACGTTTGATGACATCAGAATAGGTGAACACGCAGGTAATAATGATTTTGGTGGGATATTTCATAAAAACCAATCAGGTAGTGAATATATGATGATAAGTAAAGATGAACATACATTTATAAGTGCTTCATCTGGTCATGGTGTATCAATAGTTGGTGGTAATAATGTTTTTGCAAACAATATTCAAGTTCATCCTACAAATGGCATAAATTTAACTGCTGCGAATAATGTAAATATATTAGACGGCAATATTAGTTTCGAAAATAACTCTGATACCCATCCATATATCAGAATGAAAAGTAATACAGGTTCTCTTGCAAGAGTAAAATATGCTGTTTGGAATAGCCAAACCTATGGTATGGGTATGACAAGTGGAATGTCATACGGAAGTATTGGAAGCCAAACAACTAATGGTATTGAATTTGCAATGACATTTCAGATGAATGATGAAGATGATCGTGGTTGGATATTTTTAGACGCATCACATACTAGTGGTCAAGGTGCAATGTCCCTTACTACAAAAGGTAGAATGACAGTTGCTCATTCTATGCGTCTTGGTTATGGAGAAAGCGATACAACAGAGTCAGGTGCTACTTATGCCTTGGATGTTAGTGGTGGTGCAAATATAACAGGTACATTAGAAGCTAAAGCTATTAAATATGGTAGTAGTCATGTAAAAAGGATATCCGTTGATTATACAGGTGAAGAAACAGGTGGTGATGGCTCACCTTATCTTAACGACAATGAGTTTCAAGAAATTTTAACAATAACTCCAAGTAGTTCTTCACAAAATTATTCAATTATTGGAAGAATAACGGCTGCCAGTGGAGCTAGTATTCACACCATAGATATAAACGTAGCGTTGCGTAGTAATACTTTACCTGATTTACAAGTGTCAGGTTCTTACATATCAACAATTCTAGGAAATTACGAATTTTTAACACCAAGATTTTGGCTTAAAGAAACAACAACTGCTGCTTTTAAACTTGTTGTTGAAATAAACGAACGGATTTATGGCAGGGTCACAGCAGATTTAGAAATTATATCTCGTAATGAAGCTGATCTAAATAATGTTGTTCTTAATGAAGATGAGACCAGTGAAGTAACTTCAATTACATCAGGTTATGCACAGACAACACCAACAAAAGTATATGAATCAGATGATGGTGTTATTTCTTTTGATGGTGCTTTAACTGCTGGCGGTCTTACTTTCCCTACTGTTAATGGTAATGATGGACAAGTATTAACCAGCGATGGTGCTGGAAATGTACAGTGGGAAGATTCTACAGGTACTTTTAATGGTGGCACTATTCAAAATGAACTTATTTTAGATCCATCTGATAGTACTCCCCCAAAATTAAGATTTGTACCTACTTCTGCTTCTGAACGTCATTTTTATTTTGAACAAGATTCGTCTGGTTTAAAAATAATGAATCAAACAGCAGATGGCAGTACACAAACACTGTCTTGGCGAATTGAAACTGGTGAAAATGAAGTATATCAAAGCATAATGCACCGTAAAACAGCAGATTTTACATTTTCAAATGTATATCCACATATAAATGCGAAAAATGCACATAATAGAAATAAAATTAACCTTTATTCTGGTTTTAACTTTCAAATAGGAACAGAAAACGTAACTTATGGTGGGTTAAATAGTAGTGCTATAACATTTCAAGTTCCAGACTCTGATTCAAAAGGTTTTATTTTTACAAAAGCTGGTAATCCTAGTAATAAAGGATCTATGGCAATAACTGCTAATGGTAAAGTAACAATCGCTCATTCTCTTAGACTTGGTCACGGAGATGATGATACGACAACCCCTGGAGCTACACACGCTTTAGATGTTAGTGGAAGCGTAAGTTCTACATCTACAATTTCAGCTACAACAAGTAATGCTTCTACTTCTAATGATCTAAGAAAAATTACAACATCTACATCACAACCTTCTGGCGGTGCGGATGGTGACATCTGGATCGTTGTACCTAGCTAACCATGTCAGGAGTTTTTGTTAACGTAGGTGGTACTTGGAAAGACGCTACAAATTATTTTGTAAATGTTAATGGTACTTGGAAAGAAGGTAATGAGATCAATGCAAGGATGGGTACAGATTGGAAAGATAGTGGAATTATAAAAGACAACTTAACTATTCATTATGATGGCTATAACACTAACAGTTATTCAAACAGTACTACAACAGCAAACGGTACAACATGGAAAGACCTGTCAGGAAATAATTTTGATGGTGTAGTAGAAACCACATCACCTACTTCAAATAGTATTACTTGGGATAACACAGAAAAGGCAATGGTTTTTTCTAGTACAGCTTCCGATTTACCGCAAGGAAACGCACAGGTAAATCCTAATAATGATATTGCTATAAAAGACTTAAATTATGTTTCTGGCTCGTCAGATGCAATAACAAACCTTACAATTGCCTGTTGGTGTAAATCTGTCAGTGGAACTATATCAGGACTTCAAAATAATGGTAATACAACAACTAGGGGAACGCACGATCAAAGAATAATTGCATCATTTGACCGTAGTTCTGTCTGGAGATTAAGTATTGGTTCTGATGGTGCTGGTGCTTATTCTGCTGGCAAATTAGTATTTGCTTTTGTAGGAACAAATGCTAATGGTAATGGTACATTTAGAGGGGATAGAGTTGGTGGTGGTGGTCTTGCAGGGCATAACAGCACATCACATACATATGATTTAAGAGATGATAGTTGGCATTATGTAGCCGTTACTTTTACTACAAGCGAATTAAGATATTATGTTGATGGTGTAAAAATTGACACTCAAGCAGGTACTTACGGTGCATTAGGTGGAGGAACTACAAATGAAACTCCTAGATTTGGTTTTCTTGGGTGTGGTTCTGAAGCACCTTCATTTTCCGGTAGTACTGGCCCAAGACAAATGTTTGCTGGCAAAATAGGTGCTTTTCATTATTACACAAGTGGTAGTGACAGTGCAGCTACATTAACTGATGCACAAATATTACATAACTTTAATGCTTTAAAATATAGATACGGCTTCACCTAAGGACAAAGAATAAAATAACTGATACGATTAAAGAAAGTTTATTAATTTAATGGCAATTACTAAAGTTTGGGAAGTAAACCAGTGTCGTTATGAAACGGCTGATAAATATATTTACGAGGTTATCTATCGTGTAAAAGGGATGGATGGAACAGAAGAAAAGTGGAGAGAAACAGGTATGGTATCACTGCCAAAACCAAGCACTCTTATCCCTTATGATACGTTAGACGCAGCTACAGTTATAGGTTGGGTTAAGGCAAAAATAGATGCTGATGTTGCTGAAATGGGTGGTGGACCTACTGTTGCTGATATTGAAAAGAAAATAGATGATGCTATTGCAGAATTAAACGCACCAACTACTGCCGAAGGAACGCCTTGGGCTGTCGCAGAATAATAGAAAGTAATATATAAAAAGGGCTAGATGCAGTAATTGTACAGAAAGTTATAATAACAATAAGAGCTAACAGTACTTTCTTCATGCTAAATAAAATCTCATCAGTCTTATCCATAATATCTTTTGTAATCAGCTTATCTACCATTGGTGCTGGATATGCAGGTTATCGTTACATTACAAGTCCACATTTTGAAAAGATGATGATGGAGAAGGTAATGAAAAATGTAAATAAAATTATGCCATCACAGATAGAAAAAAAGTTACCAAAGTTTAGTGGACCTGTATTGCCACTTTGACTATTAAAAGAATTGAAATAAAAGAAATTATCGTACCAGAAATAAGAATATGGGAAACTGAAATACCTACATTAGATTTAATTTATAAACCGATTGTAGATATTCCTGGTTGTGTTGATGCTCATAGAAATAACCTTACAGAACTTATAAATGAGGATGGACTAGGAACATATCAAGCCTGTGGAACGTTTGATATACCAAGTTATGAACCGTTGGAGTATAACCCTAGTGAATTTATATATGTGACACCCAACCAGCCGTTACAAGAACAACAGCAGGATATACAGACTGAACAGCCTAAATTACCGCAGAAGAAAAGGAAAGAAGAAGAGATTGTAATACCACCCTGCCCAGGTAAAAAAGATTTAAGAATTGGTTCATTTGTTAACGAAAAACGTTTAGAACGTGTAAAAGGTTATGAAAGAGGAGAAGATGGAATTGAATGTATTACTCTCTATGAGGACGTTCCGTTCAAAGATCAATATATACCAAATTTACCTACTGTTATTTCTAC